CTATTTAAACACCATTGCGGCTTGAACTGCTTTTTGCCAACCACCATATAATTGTTGTCTTTTCTCATCACTCATAGAGGATTGAAATTCATGCTCCATCGCCCATTGCTGAGCTATCTCCTCTTGGCTCTCCCAGAATCCTACTGCAAGGCCCGCAAGATAGGCAGCTCCTAGCGCCGTTGTCTCATTCACAATCGGTCTTTCTACAGGAACGTTTAGGATATCACTTTGAAATTGCATCAGGAAATTATTCTGCACAGCACCCCCATCCACGCGCAGCTTCTTCAGTTTGATCCCTGAATCGGCTTCCATCGCTGACAGGACATCCCGCGTTTGATATGCAAGTGCTTCGAGTGTCGCTCTTATAAAATGCTCCTTCGACGTTCCTCGCGTAAGACCAAATACGGCTCCACGTACCTCACTATCCCAATACGGTGTACCCAGTCCAACAAAGGCAGGCACGACATATACACCGTCGGTCGAATCTACCCTAGCAGCATAATTTTCACTTTCTTTGGAGTTCTTGAGCATTCTTAAACCGTCACGAAGCCATTGAATAGCAGATCCCGCTACAAAAATACTACCTTCAAGTGCATACTCCACTTTCCCGTTCACTCCACAAGCAATCGTTGTTAAAAGGCCATGCTCAGAGTTTACAGCCTTTTCGCCTGTATTCATTAACATGAAACAGCCCGTGCCATAGGTGTTCTTAGCCATGCCTTGGGTGAAGCAAGCTTGACCAAACAATGCGGCCTGCTGATCACCCGCGGCTCCAGCAATCGGAATTTCATAACCGAAAAAATGCTGTCGTCCCGTTACGCCATAAATTTCAGAAGAAGGTCGCACCTCAGGCAGCATGGATTTAGGTACTTGGAGAATGTCTAATAACTCATCATCCCATTGAAGCTCGTGAATGTTATACATTAACGTCCGCGAGGCATTGGAATAGTCCGTAACATGCTGTCTACCTTCTGTAAATTTCCAAATGAGCCATGTGTCAATGGTGCCGAATAATAATTCACCCTGCTCCGCCTTCTCACGGGCCCCCTTCACATGGTCGATTATCCATTTAACCTTCGTTCCTGAAAAATAAGGATCAATAAGTAGTCCCGTCTTTTGCCGAATCATATCATTTAAATTGCGGGATTTCAGATCCTCACAAATGTCACTTGTTTGTCTAGATTGCCATACCACTGCATGGTAGAGTGGATCTCCTGTCTTCTTATCCCATACGACCGTCGTTTCTCGCTGATTCGTAATCCCAATGCCAGCAATTTGTTCTGGCTTCACTCCTGATTCCGTAAGGACGGACACGATGACTGAAAGAATAGAGCCCCATATTTCATTCGCGTTATGTTCTACCCAACCTGGACTCGGGAAAAACTGCGTAATTTCCTTTTGAGCAACGAAAGCTGCATCTCCATTTTTATTAAACAAAATCGCTCTTGAACTGGTTGTTCCTTGGTCTAAAGACAGAATGTATTTGTCCATCTGCTCTCTCCATTTCATCTACATGTTGGTCATGCCGCGTTCCATCTGATACGTATACTAATAATAATATACTATACTTTATGACTGATTAGGTCTCTGGTTAGGCGACGAGTCTAGCTAGGGTCTAGTTCATTTCAAGCTATGGTTAAACTTCAGTTCCGTGACCTAGTTATCATCTATTACACAGAAATAAGGGCCTTCCACCCTCTGTTGAGAGAAGAAGACCCTTTGCTTAAAACTAAAAACTATGAAAGGACATGCAGTCTTTGTAAAATCGTAAGCAGTCTATAGAAATCATAGCTGCTTTGTTCCGGCGTATCTAGAATACCTGCTTTCACCGCAGCCTTTACGGCTGATTCGGCCCATATTGGAGCTGGCATATGATGTCTTTCCTCGAGCGCTGTTATCCGCTGCTTTAACTGAACTACCGTTTGGGTTAAACTCTGTATTTGTTTCTCTGCTTCAATTGTGTTCATGCCTACTGCATTCATATCATCTTGATCTCCCTCCGCATTGGATTGTACGTCATATTGATCCAGGCGATTCGCTTCGATGATGCTGATCAGCTTCGCCGGATACTTAGGATCTGTGGCATATCCACCTTTCCAAACGGCCTCGGCCGCTGCTCGGTAATTTGCATGCAGGACACCGTGATAACGATTCGGCTGATCTTTCGTTCCTTTTAGCAGTAAGTTTGAATGGTCTGTGATCGACTCCGCCCAATTGCGATATTTCCGAAAGGATGCGGTCACCTTGGTAGCTTTCCCTTGCACATACTCCGTCGTTGGCATGTCCACCGACCCGATCGTACCCGTGCCTTTAATACCGAATAGATTATTGGCCTGAGCGGTCAGCCCACTCTTACCCCAGTTGGATTCCAAAATAGCCTGAGCAATCGTAAGCGATGCGGGGATGCCGCATTTCTGCATATCTTGAATGGCATGGGGTGCAATCGCTGTAATAAATTCATTTGGGTTCATGATGAATCGATTCCTCCTCTCCTGATTTCGTTTCTAATATTTCTAAAGCCTTCCGAAATGCCTTCGGCACGGGTAAGCCCATGCGACCCGCATTTTCAATAATGCTCAGCAGTTCATTTGCCATATAAAAAAAGATCACGGCATCTTGGAAATAACCTTGATTTCCAAGCACCTGATCTATAAAATGTGCCACCGTGACCATGAGGAAAATAATGATTTTTCGCATGATCCCGTAATAACCTTTATGGCTCTTTAGCTCGCCGTTCGTCCATGCGACTGCCCAACCCGTAAGCCAATCCACAATTACGAGTATTAATAATAAGTTGATTAATACGCCCCAACCTCCAAACAGATATCCGATCATCGCCCCAAACGCTGTGGATATGATTGTAATGATGTTAATGATAAGAGAGTCATCGTTCATGTACCTTCCCTCCTTGGGGAATGATTTGTTGAGATGGAAAAAAGCCCTCGGGGGGAGGGCCCGAGGGGGAATACATATTAGGTGTCTTTTTGGCATAGTATAGTTGGTCACTATTTATTGGAGTCTTAAAGTATAACGTTTAACCACCCTTTTAAAGAATCTAATCACAGATAAATAGAAAGTCATTTCTATAACTGATTCTACTCTACGTCAAAAATGATTTCTCCTTTCCTTTCAAGAATCTCAGAACGAATTAAATTAGCATCATCTTTTGTTATGTTGTAACTGTTAATAATAGTATTCATAGGTACTTCATCAATTTCGTATCGAGTGATACATGCATTTACCATAATACGCATCTCAAATGGTTCCAATGCCATATCATTTCACCTCCATTAAATTTAAATTATCCAAACATCTTAGACATTGCAATCTCAATATCAGCCAAGCGATTTTTCAGATCTGCTTGGATTTCTTCTTGAGAACATCCTGTGAATTTGGATCGGTGATTTACTGCACCTGCAGGAATCACTTGATTCAATTCAAACTTTTCATCAGTAACAAATATAGAGAATTTATTTAGATCTATACCTCCAATACATAACGTAGCCCCGTTTATCTGATCACTTACAATAGAAATTACGTCAGGAACAAAATCTATGATACGACCATCTTCCAGTGTATATATATATGCTAGCATATTATCCTCCTTTAAGTTGTTCTTATAACTCCAGCTGGTGTATTAAATACCTGTGCCCCTCCTGAAACTTTAAATAATTTACTTGCTCCTATATTTAGAGTATCTCTTACAGTAATAATAGCTCCCCCACTTGCATCAATAACTAGAGTGTTACCTGAACCAGTATTATTGCCGGATAACACTGCAAATGCAGAGCTTATACTCATACAAGTAGGCTTATTTACAAAGTTTGTAAAACTCACATCCAAATTTCCACCTCCAAAAATAATACCGTATAAAAATGTGCTATAAAATTCACAACTACTAATATCTAAATTAGTAACATAACTTCTCGAATCAATACATTGAGCAAATTTTATACCATAGAAATTAACAGATAGTAGGGTGCAATTATTCACAGTGATGTACCCTGTAAGATCTACTGATAATCTGGCATCCGGATACCACATCTCCAATTGCAAATTATATGGGCCATCAAAATTTTCAATACTAAAGCTCTCTGCATAAACACCAGCCCTTATACGTATAGTGACATTCCCTGTTAGATGCTTTTTTAATTGCCCTAAACAATAAGTTATTGTCTTATATGGAGATAAAGTCCCTCCCCTTCCCACACTGTCAACACCGTTTATTCCATCAACATAAAACAATCCACCAGCTTGATTACCTGTATCCACAATCGGTATAAAGCTAGATATATTCCCAGAATGCACAATGTTATTAGACGCAACTTTAGGTGTCCCAGTAAATACTGGATTAGCTAAAGGAGCTTTAAGTCCTAATGTGTTATTAATTGCAGTGATGTCTGTCACATTTTCTGCTAAATGAGCAGTAAGATTTGCCTGTAATACATCAGCCTTTGCTTGTGCTACTGACGCAGCCGTAACCCCCGCACTTCCTCGATCATACGCCGCCTTCACTGCCTTCTCCGTAGCCGCCACACTCTCGCGTGCCCCGTCCGTTGCACTAGATAGCTGCACAATCCCCTTCTGCGTCAAAGTTCCATCCGGCAGCACCGGATTAATATTCTTCACATCTTCCTGTACTTTCCCCACAGCCGCATCAACCTTATCCCAGTTCTCATTGAGCATGGTATCAATATTAAAAGTCTTGGCACCATCTGTGCTGGGATTCATCTTTAAAAGATTCAATTTCGTTGTATTAGTTGGCAAGCCACACACCTCCTGCAAATTTAGATAATAGCGTTTGTTCTATTTGGGTAAGGGTCATCACATCATGAATGTTCCGGATAAGAAGATAATTGAATTCATACTCCACAGATAGATGGGCCGGCTTGATCTCTTCAATAGCCGATTTCAAATCCTCCAAATTCGGAGGAATCCCAAGGGTATCCATGAACTTTACGGTAAATCCCCACTTGTCCGGCTGAAACGAAACATCGACTTTCCCACCGTCATAAGCTTCCGCGACATTTTTAACGAGGCGACCTGAGAAGGTTCCCGCTCCGCGTAATTTAGATTCAATAACCGCACGACGCTGCTCAATTGGCTTGGTCAAATCCGTTGTAATCCCTAGCTCAAACTCCCATCGTCCTAATCCCCATGTCGCCGTTCGAACGAAGAATTGGGACACCGTTGCGTCCAAGGCCAAGTACAATGCATCTAACTCGCTCCCCTTAGCATCCATGTCCGAACGCATTACACGAGAAGTTTCATAGTAGGCCGGAAGATAAGAAAACAGCTCACGACCTCGTGAACTGTTCATTTCTAAATTATTCACTTACACTCACCGTCCCCAATACCGCCACCTGACCAGAACGAATTTCAATATTTTGCTGCTCTGTACTGCCATTAATCGCTAGCCCCGAATAGTCCACAATGATTGGAATATCGAGCAGAACGGCTGCAATGCGTGTATAACGCACCAAAGGATCTTTGCGGAAGAAGGCAATCTGTTTCAAATAAGCGCCAACGCCGTCTTCAATGAGCTTTTTAATCTCCTCAAGTGTGGACGGCTTCTCCTTGGTACGCTGAACTTTGACGGCAATGTTAATCTTTACTTCCTCAGCAGGTTTAACGGTGACCACAGGTCCAGCAGGTGCAAGTCCTTCACCTTGTCCATCTTGAGATGGATCAATATACTTTTGTACAGCATCCACGATGTCCTTGCTTGCAGCGCGCTTATCCATATCCAGTACATACAGTGCTACGGTACCAGGCCCTTTCCATAAAGGAACGACCTCTACTCCCCCAACACCAGCAATTTCATTTGCCCATTGGATATACTGCGCTTTGTTACCACTTGTCCCTTGACTGCGAACCTTGGCATAAAAACGTTCCAACAGCGATTGATCCGTCTCCATATCCGTACCGCTTTTCGTCGCTTCAAGATTAGTTACAGACGCAACGCCGTTGACCGATGTCGACATGATATGAATGACGCCAGCCGGGACATTTCCCTTACGACCTGTATTAACGGCTCGCACAGCTACTGTTCCTTTACCGCCTTCATCCAGTACTACGGATTGGGTCGTTTCATACTCTATAGAAGCTTCTCCTGACACATCATCAGCAGGCGTCGCCACATGAGTACCCACTGGTACAATCGTTTGAGGGGTTCCTGTGAACGTAACATTACCTGAAGAAGCGACCGCATCTCGGCGTGTAATCCCATGCTCAGCAGATCTTAAATCAAGATCCGCTGATCGAAAATCTGGATTGTCACTTGCTGCCGTACTCGCAAAACCTCTACGTAAGAGTTCCTGCGCCCATAGAGCAGCTTCGGATAGCATGAATGCTACAGGAGCCTGAGCATCCCAAATAAAAGAACCCTCAGATATGTCGATATCCGAAGGCACTCGTTCCAGCATACGGCTCATAATTTCCTCTTCCGTCTGCTCTTGCAAATATTGCGGTATGTCCGCCATTAGATCACCACACTTTCCACAATTTCAGTTTCATCCCTTACATTTCTGATCCGGCAAGTGAAGTGACAGGCTTCCCCGTTCCACGAAAATGTAAAGTTATCTACGCTAGCTGTTCTCGTATCAGCCAGTAGGGTTTCTTTCACAGTGCGCTGAATCTCGCTTTCCTGAACAGCATGTCCATAGCTGCTACCGATTAGCTCCTCAAGCTCACTGCCATAGCCTCGCGAATAAATAAGATGACGGTAACGCGGCGTGCGAATTGCTTTTTCACACCATACAACCCAGGCCGACTTTTCATCAGCAATAGCGACTTTTCGAGTAGGACTCATCACAAATTCTCCCGCTCCAAAATCATATCGCCAGCTTCTTCCGAACACAGCCCTACTATTCTCAAGCGCATCTGTATCTGTAATATCTGTCCAAGTCATCTCATCTGTCATTGGGAACAAGTTAGGCATGTCCGCTCACCACCTTACAGACAACTACCACATCATTTCCACTATTTACTCTCATCGCAAGTACTCGGTCGCCAGGTTTCAGTCCCTTTTTCAGCTCAAGAAGAACTTCTTCTCCATCTCTAATAGGAGTTGTCTCTTTCACTGTTTTGCTCGATATAGACAAAGTTCCTGGCAGCTCAGCAATAAGGTAATCCTGAAGCTCATGCTTAAAATCATCCAGCTTCAGTCCCGTACCCGTGATTGTTCCTAACACTGCTCCGACCCCATTCAGGGCTTGTCGGGTTTGATTGGACATACTGGTTCGCATCACATCAGCAAAATGTCCATATGGATCTTTACTCAAGATAATACCTCCTTCTCACCGATTCGGCAGAAGCTAACTCTAAGGTCATCGAACCTGGGTTGCCAAGGTCTCGACTCACTGAAGTAACGATTAATTTAATTTTCTGTAAAAAAACCGCATCCCCAGCTCTTATGGTGTTTATATCCATTGCGGTAATCGTAAACGTCTCCTGTATCCCAGTCAGATGACTCTTTGCCAGTTTATCGGCTCCTCCGGCTGACTTAACCTGATCATCCTCCACCAGTTTTTGCAGTGTACCTAAAGATTTAGTATCCCCTTCCGCTACTGCAAGTACCTTTGAGGGTACTTCTTGTCCACTTCCCACATTTTCGTTGGCCGTCATCACTTTAACTTTGGTGACTGTGCTTCAAGTGTCCGCAATTGAGTCAAATCAATCATTCCATCTAGCACATACGGAGAATCATTACTTCCTAATTTAAATAATTGCAGTCCACCGCTAGTCATACGTGGATGGTACATATCGCCGCCATTTTTCGCTGTCTCTTTAAGATCCGCTAGGATCATAGAGAAAATCGTCTGTGCCCGGTATACAGCTTTACCTAATTTTGTTCTTGTATCTGGCAATGGTAACAAGGGGATGCCCCAGTCCTTTGCATATTTTTGCAGTCGCTGCGTAGCTGTCTGGTCCTTAGGAAATAGGTATTCATCTTCCGATTTATCCAGATAAATGGTCCGATCATTGATTACTAGAGATAGACGTTTGGTTCCACTGTTTGAGCTTTCAACTTCCCATACAACGGCAGGATGTAGTAGCGGAATTGTACTATCTTTGTTAAACGGCACACCACTGATTCGAATAGCCATTCCTGGAGCAATGGCGGGCATATTACCATTCACAGCTACACGGACGCTAGCTTGATACGCAATTTGATCCAGAGAGTCCTTTAAAGTCATTGTTTCTACAAGCGGTGTCAAATCATATTGATCCTGCAAAATCAGATGATAACTCAAGGCATCACCAGCTTTTGGCCCACTTTAATCGCATTTGGATTGCTACCAATTACATTAGTATTTAGCTTGTAAATATCTTTCCATTTTGAACTGTCGCCTAGCTCTAATTTTGCTATTTTAGAAAGAGAATCTCCAGATTTAACAGAGTAGGTTTTCTTTTTCTCTTTCAAATCAGAACGCGGGGTTCCTTTATTAACGCTAACTTTACTACTCGTTGCTTTTTCTGACACACGGGGTTCGCGCCACGTACGAAGCGTAATCTCAAAATAAATATCTCCTTCATCGCCTCCCCGAAGTGTCGTATTGTGAGCAATCACAAAGACGGGAACATTAATAGGTGTCCCTGTGATCATAAATTGTACGGGTTTCTTTGACGTAAGAAGACTATTTATCGTATTCATTGCCACGCTAGGTTCAGGTATGTTCTCATAACGGCAATAAGAGGAATCATAATCTTTTGGAAAAAAAGAAGAGAAGGTGATTTCCTTCACCTTCTCTCCTTGTGCAAAATCAAATTCCCCGTGCTGTAGCATCGTTATCGTCTCATACCCTTTTTGACGTGATATATGGATCTCTTCCGGATTAACCGGAAATTGAAATAAGTGATTGGCTCCGTCAATTAGATAAAAATTAATGGACATGGCTTCCTCCCTTCTGAATCCTATAGGTTTTTATTAGACCATTACCGTCTTACGATTTTCCATCGCTCGGCGAACTTCACCTACGAGGCGTTGGCCGACTTGTTGCGTAAGGCTTTCATAATCGATCTCATTCTCGCGGACTGTCAATTGTACAGCGCCAGCAGGAACGGATACGTTAATTTGATTCGTTGTTTCCGTTTTGAAATCTTTCAAAAAGCCCGAGAGACTACTCATCTGCTCTTCAGTTATCTGTACAATTTGAGGCATGCCTTTTACAGCCTTAGAATCACCACTAGGTAATGTCGGTCCATATAGAGGTCTCGAAACATTGTTAGATCCTATATAAGGAGGTCCTGCTAGTCTGCCTCCGGGTTGTAAAGAAGGCGTAGCAGCAGCTAAAATTTCATTAGTACGAGAAGTAGGAGTGACTGGTGTAGGAACTTTAGGTTTCGCAGGTTCCTCCTTCTTCGATGAAAAGCCAAACAAACTTTTTAGACCTTCTGTTTTACCAGATATCCAGTCAGATGCTTTAGAGACTTTATCTCCGAGCATTCCAGCTTTATCAGTCACCCAATCTCCAATAGCTGATGCTTTATCTCCAACCCATTCTCCAATCTGAGGTGCTTTATTTCCAATCCATTCACCCACAGCACTGCCCGCCATACCGCCTAATGTAGATCCCACCCATGTCCCAATGCCCGGTAAAATAGCCGTACCGATAGCACCTCCAATTGCCGCTCCCGCTACTCCTCCTACTGCATTTCCAATTGCTGCATTTCTCTGCTCATGAGGAGCTGTAGCTATATCTGCTATATCTGCTAAGTAAGATACTGGGCCAAGAAGTTTGCGGCTTTTTTTGATCATTCCTTTGCTAAAACTTTTAATTGCTTTGCCGCCCTTACCTTCAAACAAGTCTTTTCCTAAATCTATAAGTTTACCTAAACCTTTACTCCCCTTAGGTGAAGGCCGCCCAATTTTAGGCTTCGGTTTCTTAGATTCAGGAACGGATTTAGGCTTCGATTCAGTTTTAGATTCGATCTTAGGCTTTGATTTAGACTTAGGCTTTCTTTTGTCTTCTGAATTTGGATTCCGCGGGTCATTATTCGGAGTCTCTCTGATTGTACCTTTCTTTCTTTCACGTTCTTTGTCTGAAGAACCTCTCTTACTCTTACCTTTTTTACAGCAACAGCATTTACAAGTAACCTTAATTCTATTAACAATCTTAGGAGTGCTTTGAGCTGCTTTGGGAGCTTTTATCGTAAGCTTGGGAGCAAATTTAATAGCCCCCTTTTTAAGAGTTATCTTTGGTGGTTTAATCTTAACTTCTATATTGCGATTAAAATTAAAATTAAATTGAGGGTCATTTATCTCGACAGTAGAGCTCACTTGTACAGACTTATTCACAATATTTGATTTATTACTACTTATACCAAGACTATTTCCACCATTCGTATTACCATCTTGACCACGTCCACTTGGCTTTCCATTTTCTTTATGGTTAGTTTTTGCCCATACTTGAATGTAAATATCCTTCAGTCTTTTCAGTTTCCTAATAAGTGCATTAAGAACAGGAGTAGCATGATCGATTAGATATACTTTTGGCATGATACGCAAGCGACTCAACCGAATAGCCAAGCTATAAATATTGCCCAAATTTCTCTGCATATATCTGAGCTCTGTATTCAGTTTAATCAAACTCTGGTATCTAGCTCGTCCCAATCGGTCGGAGAGGCGCTGAATTTGATCAATATATCTCGTTGTTGCTTTTAACTCATTATTGTTCTTTATGAGGTCTTGAACATCTGTCACGACATTAACTTTATACGTATTTGATCCTGCCAAGTTTTCACCTCCTTAATGGAGTTCTTATCCATTTTGCTTAAGTAACGCGTCCAATTCTTCTTCCGCAAATGCCATAAGTAACGTTCTTTCCCCACGAGAAAGAGCCCAAAATTCTCCGGGACGGAGGTGATGCCGTACCCAAAAATGATACAGCATCGTCGTCATTCCGCCGGAGTGAACTAGTTTTTTAAGTCATCAATCTCGATACCAAATCCAGATAGTTCCAATACTTTATCTCCAACCGCGTCCAGCTCTCCAGCTAGCAGCATGCGCCGAACTGCTTGTTCACCACCAGATAACTTCAATCTGCTGGTAATACGAGGATCACCCCACCCACTAATTTGAAGACCTTTTACTTCCAATTGCGAAGTTGACTCGGAGATCAGTAGGGCATTAAACGTCTCTGAATCAACCTTCTCGTCGACACGTCCTTTAACCGTCTTACGAATGGTGCACCGTTCCCGAATACTGTCCACTTTGCTAGAAGTAAGACCCCGAAGGGTCATTTGCATATCTAACCGTGCAATCCGCACCGTCTCCTCCGGCAGCTTCTCAGCCGCCTCAAATAGTCGATCTAGAATTTGTTCTTCACTCATGTGTTCTTGTAAGCTCATGTGTATATCTCCTTCATTAATAATAAATTTTTAAATCGGAGTAGGCGGAATGGTTCTGAAGAAGCGAAGCGGTCGCCTAAAGTTTTTCGAAGGAAAACTACTTCGAAAGCAAATACTTTTGCCCCCGTATTTCAACCTTGTAAAAGGTTAATCAAGAAATACGGGGGCAACAGCGATCGTAAGAACCATCCGACAACGACGTCATAAAAAGTTTCTTATCCTAATTCCCAACAATCGGATCAATCAATTCATAGCCTTCAAAGGTAAACGTCGTTTCTTCCTGTACCTCTTCCCCCGCTGTCCAGTTGGCCAGTTGGATTTTGTCTGGCATGCAGCGGATTAGACGAACACGCTCATGACCGTAGGATTCAGGATCATCGAGCTTGGAGATGATATCGAATTTATTGAAACCGCGATTGATCATATCCGAAGTTACTTTATATCCACTCATGGTACCTGTACCTTTTTTAATGCCATTCTTATGGACCTTCCAGTCATTACCGACCAGATTCAGCTCACGCTTCTCCATTTCCACACTAGCTTCCAGCTTGTTAATATGTGTCTGCCACACCCCATCAATATACGCCTGACCATACGTTCCCAAAATCACTCTTGAAGCATCCAACATCTCTTGTTCCTCCTCAAATTATCTATAATAGTTACTTAGGTAAGATTCGTCTTATTGCACGTAAAAGGTTCCGAATAGCTGCTCCATTACGTCGGTAAGCTTCACATTCCATTGCAGGAATACTTGATCTGGTTCTGGCTTAACGATTGGCGCATCGCCATAATAAGCAGGATCTAGAGTAACATCGTAACCATTCGGTTCGATGACACTGCTCAGCGATAGCTGGGCTAGGTATTCTTTGATTGCCCCAATAAGTGCAATACGACCTTCCTCGGTATTGTTCACTTTACCGATATACGTTTGTTCCGCGGCACGCTGAAGATCTGCATTAATGGCATCCATAACACGGATGGAACGAATCTTCTTCCATGCGTTGTTCTGACCCACTGCTGGGTTCACTAGACTGTTAATGCCACGCAGCGCTTTGACCTGACGTCCGTCGAAGAACAGCACAAATACACCACTACGAACAGCTTGTTCCTGCTCGAAACGAGTCCAGCGGCGAGTTACATCGTCAAAAGGTGTAACTGCGTATGTCGTCGATTGATTCAATCGTTGTCCCGCAACTAGACCTGCTACGTACGCAGCGGTTTGCGCAGAGCTGTAGTCTACACCAGCGAGACGCACACCTGTACCGACATTGATAATACCTTCATGGTTTAGAGCTAGTGAACGGGCTGATGCCAGACTTACTGCATTTTTGGATACATCATCCGCTGCGGTTCCACCAAAGACGGCAATCGCACCTTTGCCTTCACTACGAATACGCTTAATCCAAGCTGCAAAGCTTTGCAGCAACGCCATGTCAGCAGCATAGTCCAGCGCGAGCACGTCAAATTCCTGCCCTTCAAGTTCCTCCTGCGCCGCAATATAATCTGCGTTTAACAGATTGCCATTACCACTCTTACCTCCAGTGAATGCTACGCCACTTGCATCAGCAAGAACGCCACCTTTTCCCTGTACCTTCGCCGTAATCCAACCATTTTCACTATCATTATTGATTTGAGCAGCAATGGAAGCCGCCGTACCATCTGCACCTTTGTAAGTACCGAGTAATTTAGCGCCTTCATACAGGCGGATTTCTTTCGCAGACACTTCACCAATCGAAGGTTGTACCGTTACAGTAAAGCCATTACCACGACTACCTGTATATTTTGCCGTCAATTGAAGAGCATCGGTTGGACTAGCGTCTACGCTTTTGAGCGAAATACTTGCTTCCTTCGCTGTGTCATCCGCCAGACGATATGCAATCAGCTTCTTTGGTCCGCCAAGCAAGGCTAGATACAGAGCTGAATGAGCTGTTGCGCCATCAACACTGTCATTAGAGAATAATTGTGCAATAGCGGTCTCGCTACCAATTTCAACAAACTCACGTACAGGTCCCCAGTTTGCTTTGACGGGTACGATGACGGTACCCCGCGAACCGCCTTGGATTGCCGAAGCCGCTGCCGCCTGAAAATTCATATAAAGACCCGGTAATACCGGTTTATTCGTGTTTTCCCATGTTCCGCCTGCCATAATTAGTCCACCTTCGCTTTCATAAATTGTTCGATTTTTGATCTTGCTTCGGATACCGTGAACCGTTCTTCCGCTTCACCGTAAAAAGCGCCTGCTAATACTTCTTCCTTCACTTCAAACAGTTCCTGCGCATGAGCCTTCAGTTCTGTAAGCTCGTAGCGTGGTTCTGTTGTCGTTTTGATTGCTTTCTTAAAGACCACAAGGGCCACCTCATTTCAAAATAGGATGAATGTCTACTCTACGAATTAAAGCCGCGTCTTCGGCTGGTCGCATTCGCCGCTGCACTAAAGTCAGTCGCAACTGTCCGTCTAGAATGGCATCGGCCTGCAAATCTGCAGAAGCTTCCGCCACCGCCATGTACCTGCGCTGATCTGTATCTAGTGGGATTTGAACCTTAGACCCAAGCTCTTCGACCAAAGACACAGCTGCCTTATGCTCGGCTGCACCCATCGGTGCAGTAATATGCCCGATATAACGTTTGCGGACTTCATACATGGATGCTCCAACCATTTTCGTCTCGCAACCCACGATTCGCCACAGAACAGCATACGTATTCTGGTCCGCTGGCCATGTCGTCTGATAGACGTTCCATGATTCACCCAGGCGGTCAGTTGTCCAATCTACCAATGCAGTTAACCATTCGTCCGGTGGATCGAACAAATCAGAGGCGCCTGCTTCTGGAACATATACGCCAAAACGTAAGGTCCTACAAGCTTTTCCTGCTACCGCATCAAACTTCTCTGCCTCGGGAACTCCAAGATAGTAGAGCGTAAACGCTCCAGCTCCCGTGCTCACCACCCGCTTTTGATGCAAACGATGAATTAAGGCTCTCGCCCAATCATCAGCTTGATCCAGCCCAGAATGACCTGCGTACAATTGCAATCTCACAACCTGCCTGTACCCTGCCCATGCTGATTTCCATATTTCTTCGCCCAAGGCGATGACTGCATACGGATCATCTGTTACTTCTAGCGGTGGTATTAGATCATAAAGCCTATCTTTTAATAGAGGAATAATTTCAGTTATACGCTCTTTAATCGCAGCTCTCATTCTTCTGCTTGTCGTCTATTCAAGACTTTTTGCTTACGCAACACGACTCCTCCTTTCTGTCTTGGTCTGTAACGAAAATGAAGCAATCGACTACATCCGCATGAAAAAACCGGCCCTCATGGCCGGCTCACAAATGATTGTGTGTATCTTCGTTGTCATCGCTTGTCTTCATTTCCGATAATACAATCTTACACCCCTAGATCGGATGCGCTGACGCTTAAAAGGACGTTTAAAGAAGTTCTTTAGACGTATTGTTGGCGGAAAATAGTACGAATGTATGTTCTTATTTTATAAAAACAAAAAACGGATGACCTTCCCGATGGGGAACATCATCCGTTTATTTGACGTGTAGGGAGAATCTGAATTCCCCTCTGTTCACGTAGCTTTCTTTCCTATCTCTACTTAACGTCTTCTCACACGTCCGAAAACTAGGGAAATAACGAACAAGATCAAGAAGATGAAGAAGAGTACTTTTGCAATACCTACTGCTGCGGATACAATCCCGAAGAAACCAAAAATACCTGCTACAACTGCTATTATTAGAAATAATACGGCCATTCCTATCATCGTAATCATCCTTTTCATTTCGTTGTATTGTCTGATAGTTATCATGTAACCCATATTCAATAGAACGAACCTCTTTACAAAATATTTGTAATAATAAGGCGAATGATCGTGCAGTAAAACTGCTAGAGAACATCCTTTTATTCCTCATGGTACCTCACTCGTTTTTCGTTAACTACTTTTCTGAAGTCCAGTTAATTTCAATATACCTTTGTCAGCAAATACCAATGCCATTTTATAAAAGGCTTTTGTACGAATTTTCGTATACGTATCTTTACTCACTGGCGGGTCAAACAGATGATTATATACCTTATAATCGAAGACATCATCATGCTTCAGATAGCGTTCTCGTATAAGCAACTGTTCACGTTCATTCAATCGATCTACAATCGAATCAATCGCTTCACAATACGCTATTCGGGCTGCTGGAACATCGACGTTATACGTAGCGGTTTGTGCAGTCTGATCAGAAGTTACATTCGTTGGACCATGAAATCGTTCGGTATATGAGGCCGTAATTCCGGATTCTCTCATTTCAAAAGTAATCGTTTTGTATATGCGATATTTTTCTAATAATGCCTCAACGGCGGTTTGCGTTTTACGTCGATCAAGTTCAGGTAACATGTGTTCCATGTTCTTCGCGCTCCTTTGAATAAATAATTAGGGTGTTCACTCTATACTGTTCGTATTTTCGTTCGTATAATGATGTTAACATACCACTATATGGGTAATGTCGTAAATACGCATATTCGATGATTTTAGGAGAAAAAATCCGGCGTTTCCTCTCTTTTTATCCCTTTTGGTATCTTTATCGCGTCGTTTCTTTACCTTTTGGCAACATAGGATTATAGTGGGTAAGAATATACGTTGCATAAAGGAGTGTCCATCCCGTGGAAAAAGAATTTGGATATATGCTTAAACAGTTGCGTGAGAAGAAAGGCTTCAGCATCAATCAACTGGCCGAACGAGCTGGAATCAGCAATTCGCAAATTTCTCGAATGGAGAATGGAGTACGCGGTATTCCTAAACCTCCAACTTTAAAGAAACTCGCTGAAGCGCTAGATGTCCCTTACGCTGAACTTATGAATGCTGCTGGTTATTTGGAGAGCGACAATAGTGTAGCAACACATGCTAATGAAACCTTACCTGAATGGGCAACCTCGAAGGATAAAAGAGACTTCAAAAAAATGCTCGAAGAAGATGGGGAATTAATGTTTGATGGCATTCCTTTGGATGATGATGATAAGCAACGAATCAAAGATGTTCTAACCGGATTATTCTGGGAGGCCAAGCAAATGAACAAACGGAAAAAGAAGAATGATGTACCGCCGGACTCCCCTCCACATTCTTGA